GTGAGATGTAACTTCTTGAGCTGTCTTGGTACGTCTGCTATGCTTGTATTGGTTGTCCAGGGGTCTATGAAAACGCGGCCGAGGAAAGGTACTGGTTGACCTCGGTATATAGTTTCAATCTTAAGTTTCATACCCATTTTGGTTGCTACTCTAAGGTACAGTGTAGGGTCGATATCTGTAGAAACGCCGTCGTCACCGCCATATAAACCCAATGCCTTATAGGCGCCTATTGGGTTATGCGTGTGTCGATAAGCGACGTATGCTACAAATGCATTAATCGTTGAGTTACGTAAGGAAGTTGAATTTGAGCCAGAGTTAGTCATGTAGCCAGTGTCATACTTGACACCAAACTTTGTGACGGCTTTGGCATGAGTTTCCTTGGAAAGTAACCTATCGATTTCGACATGGTAAGCTGCACCAAATGCACGTTTGAATACTGCTAACATTAGGACATGATGTATCTGTCCTGTTGTAGCGTCCATACGGCTGTAGTCTGTTGGGATTACTACTTCTGCGTTTTCGACTTTCTTACTTAATTTGTTTGCTACCTCTGTGGGTGATACGCCGAAAGCATACCAATCGGTTTTCTTGATGATGGTATCAGTGAGTGCGTAGCAAAATTGGCCCAACCGAACATTATGTTCAGTAGGTAATGTAGCGATGTTTCGTGGATGCGTGATCTTAGCCGTTGCCTCAGCTTTCTGGAATGATTTCACTACCCATGGGACGTCCATAAAACATATGGCTTTGACTCGATTATATAGACCTTTTTGTGTTGGTCTTTTCATCCTACTCAAGGAGAAATCGGTGTCAAAAGGACATAATGTTTGAGTTTCGTCGTCTGGAATGAGCATTTGTATGAATTCATTTAAGCATTGGTAATAGAATGGAGGATATTTAGTAATATTGGCGCGTGGTTCCACTATACGTCCTGTAACTGTTGCTAGGTCGTTATTATAGCTGCGAACTGGTGCAAAGCCGGGCATATAGGGCTTGAACATCTGTCGCATGGAAGGGGCACCATCTTCTGTTACTAATCCTGCTACCGTTTGATAGCTATGAGTGTCTATTACTGCCGGAGTGATCTGAATTGGAACATCTGTGGGGTCAATTTGAAGTAAGTCTGGTCTTGTTTTCAGCATATCATAGAGAATTGCAGCGCCATAAGCTGCTTTCTTTGTGTCTTTCTCAAAAGCCATTCTTAACATGCGTTCTAGATCTGACATGGATGGCTTGTCAGAATGTATGAATCGTTTTAGAATGGATTGTAGGTCGCCGTCAGCTATTGTTATGCTGGAAACGTTACCTGCTCTTGAGAATGAGTGATATAGTGTGGTGTTTTTATCTACGGTGGTTTGTGAGGTGACGTAATTCACATTCCCTAGGCTGATTTGGCGACGATGAAGTCTCTTGCCAGGCAGAAATCGAGCGAAGGGGCCATAAACAGTTCGTATTGGGTTAAAGAAAATAACGCGCCTATCATCGGTTATTTCTTTTTGTTCAATCAGGTATAAACAAGAGCCCCACCAGTGGTCAACTAATAGGTGGTCTGTCTCATAATCCCACAAAGGATGTGTATAGTGTCCACCACCATTGATGTGCATGTCTACTACATTGTCAGTGACAGTGAAGACGCCATCGGTGGTAGAGCCTGATGCAATTT